TCTTTGAACCGTAAGTTCCTTTTCCCATCGGCATTTTTGTAGCTCCTAAAAGTCTAAGTTTGATCTGTCAAGTTTTTCGATAACATCTTGCCTGTAGGCAGGGTCGCTATCATACCTTCTGTCATTCATAGCTGATACTAATTCAGCTTGACTACGAAATACATCACCGCTTGCTGGTGGTGCTGTTTTACCTGTAACCATTCTACCTTCTACTCCGTTAGCTTTATCATACTCTGCTTTAAGTCCAGCGACTGCGAGCTTGATAGCTTGTACGCTACCAGTATTTACAACTTCGTCAAAGGCTGCGGTCTGAGAGTTATCAAGATTATCTTTAGCCCAGTTAACTACGTTAGCATAAGCCTTGTCTCCACCAGCTGACTCCTTAATCTCAGAAATTTGAGCATCAGATATGTCAGCAGTTTCTACGATTGGCTCTGCTGGGTTGCTTGAATTTAATTCTATGTAAGCTTGTAGTAAGTCGGAGCTGGACATTCCAGAAAACTTAGCCAAAGTTTCGTCAGATAATTTATTGTCATTATCATAGTACTCTTTTTGTGCATCTGTTATAAGACTTGCACCGTCAGAGAGTTTAGGCTCATCAGGTGTATCGTCTTCTGCACTAACTGTTTCTGTATCTTCTTTGTCTTTCTCACCCAGTTTACTTTGTAACTCCATGTAAGCTTTCTCAAGCTCTTGGGCATCTTTATACTTACCAGCTAACAGTTGCTCCTGTTCAGCGACCATCTTTTCACCGACGGCAAGAGAGTCTTGCTCGTCAGGTGTAAGATCGCCAGTCAGGGTTTCCGTCTGTGGTGAAGTGTCTACTGTAAATGTTTGTTGTTCTGACATTTATTATTCTTGTGGTGGTGCTATGTTTTGTAATACTGCTGCTGCTTGTTCAGCTAGTTGTGGGTTCTTGTTGGGGTCCATGACTGGTGTACCAGCAAGTTGACCAGCTTGATCTACAAGTGAAGCTTGTGATCTATCTTGTGCAAGCATTTGTTTCTGTTGCTCTAGCTCTTCGTTTGTACGTACAAGATTGAGAACATCTATACCTTGTGCAGCTGCTAGGCGTTTGATTGCTTCGGTTGGGTTAATAAACTTCATCAAAGCTTCTGGTCCTAGTGTCTGTGCAATAGTTCCTATAAATCTAGTGAGGGATTCGTTGTCCTGTCCTCTACCTAGACTGTTGATACCAGCTACTATCTTAGGTCTGACGACATCTTTAGGTAGTCTTGGTATCTGATTAGATCTCTGTAGTATTAACAAAGTTCTGTTGAGGTAGGGTACTAAAAACTCTACCGTTAACAAGCTGAATAATCCGCCAAGGGATTGCTCTAGCTCTAGCTGAGTAAGTCGTACTTCTTCAGCTGTAACTCTCTCTGCATTTCTTACATTCATAACTAAGAAAGCTTCGAGTATTCTTCTTTCTATCGTTCCTGATAGTTGTGCAGCTGTAGCAAAGTCGGCTGTTTTACCTACCTGTACTACGCCCACATCTTCTGGTCTACCCTGTATAATAGCTCCGTTACCAGCTTTGGCAAGTGTTCCGGGCTTGGTTGTTGCAGATGGTGATACAAGAAAGACAACTTTACTTGCCACACTCGCACCTTCTACAAGAGCCTGAGATAATCCTTCGAGACTTCTTAGATCTCCAATGAACTCCTCTACTCTACCTCTTCCGTAATCCTCTCCGTCTACTGTATTGAATCGAAGCACTAACCATGGTGATGCGTTCTTCGGTGCTGTGCTCTGGCTACCTTCTAGGATCATTCCATCCACTTCTTGGTGCCATCTCCAGTTACCGCTGCTCTCATCCATCTTAACACAGGTGTATACCTCAGCGTCGTCTTCTTCAGCACCATATTCGCCTACTGGCTGTTCGTTAGGTGGGGGTGCTATACCCAAGACCTTACGACTTACTAATTCTTTTGTAAGTATTTCTATAACGTTACCGTTACCATCTCTTTCTACAACATATCTGTTTAGTGGATAGTGTTTTAGGCCATCCTTGCCCATGAAAACAAGGGCATTGCCAGATACGATGAGATGTTTTAAAGCTTGATGTACGACAACACGGTCACTAGATGCAGCAATGTAGTCCATGATCAATCTCTCTATCTTGGAGAATGATAGGTCTAGTTCACTACGCATCATAGGATCTAGTGTTTCGCCTAGCTTGTCGTCTCTTACCTGTAGTTTGAAGAAGGCTGTCTGTGGTGGTAGTATTGCAAGCATAAGTTTAGCTGCAAGTGTCACCACTGCCTTGGCTCCGACTGACTGGTATGGTTGGAGTAGAGTCTTTTTGCCTCTAGCATCGTCATCTTGCCTAACAAGATATGGTAAGGTAAGTTCAGAACACTCAACGGCTGTGTCTAGAAACTGAGTTCTACCTGACGTTAGCATTGAGTATCTTTCTCTTGCCTTATACATTTAATCCTCCAGAACCTCCGGCAGCTTCTCCACCGGCTCCTGTATTTAAGTTAATTTTTAGAGCATCAGTACCCATTCGCTTTGCAGCTCCTCTGGTATCTTTTGCTTCTCTACCTGATCCTGTGCCGTATTCTACATCAGCAATATCTTCTGGATCTACCAACTCTTTTTTACCGGGAAGCTGTGACTTACGAACTAAGTCTGGCTGTCTAGGTTGAATAGGAGATGGTGCAGGCAATGGGGTAGGTGGGCTTGGTCTGCACATTTTATTCGTTTAAAATAGATTTTATATATTGTACCACTTCCTGTTGTCCAGAGCGATACATGATGGAGGCTAAATCCTCCTTGGGGTGGACGGGATGCCAAGCGAACTTGGTCTCCAGATCCTCTACTAATTTCTCTAGTTTATCTGAGTGAAAACTAAGCGTATTGAGGGAGGTTGGTGTTTGCATGTTCAAAGAACGCTGGCATACGAGCTGCTTTTGTGTCGGAAAACTGTGGAGCTTTTCCTTGATACATTAACTGATCGCTCGCATCCAG